AAGGGTGAACAGCCCCGCCATGGCTTAGGAAACAGACTCAGAAATGTTGCCTGAAGCCAAGGTGTAGGTGCCAGCGCTGGAGAACGTCTGCGAGGTATCCAAGGCACGTGAGCCGTAGAACGTGCCAGCGCTGCTAGCAGACCAGTAACCCAAGTGCGTGATAGTCACGCCCGTGGGAACGTCAAAGACAATGTCACCGCTTGATGTAGCGGTGCCTGCGCTTGCTGACCCCCAGGTGATTGCCTCACGGGTGTACGTGCCGCCCGTGACCTCGCTGCTGCCGCTAGCATCAGGTTCTGCGGTGTGAAGGCTCACGTGCGTGACGACTGAGGTCAGGCCACCCACCTGGGCGTTTAGGCCGTTGTTGTTGAGCGCCACTATTCCTCCACGATTTCAGAAATGTTGCCGGAAGCGTCGCGCTTGACCTTCTTGATGCGCGCCTGCTGCTCAGGCACGTTGACGTTGATGACTGGCAAGTCGCGCTGCCCATCAGCGCCAGCGCCCGCTACGGGGAACTGTGGCCCCGGCACCTGCAAGTTGGCACCTGCAGCATTGACAATTTCGCGGGCCTCGTCTGATGTGATGACCTTGCCAACACCCAGGTAAACCTTCTGCACAATTTCAGCAATGCTCAACTCGCGTGCCTTGCTGGCTGAGCCGTTGCGTGCGCCACCTGAAGGGCCACCTGAGCCGTTGGCTGCCTGGTCAGGCGTGCTGCCGTCTGGCCCGTAGGTGTCAGTCTCGGTGTCCTCAATGTTCGCAGGGTTTTGCAGCTGCACCGACGGCAAGCCGGTGTGGTCGATCTGCGGCAAGCCAACAGCCTGCAACGACTCTGACGGCTCAAAGCCCAACTGCACCAAGCGGGTTAGCATCATTACGCGCTTTTCCTGCTCGGTGATGTTGGCGGCTTCCACGTTGACGTTGGCAAGGGGCACGCGGTAGGCGTCGCCGCCTGTGACTGATTGGAAATCCTCTAGCCGTCGCACATCGTTGATGGACATGAAGCCCGACTGCAAAGCGGTGCTGTACGCGCTGTAACGGCTTTGGAGGTCACCGCGCAGCAGGCCGTCCATGTTCCAGCGCATGAACGCTTGACCTGGCAAAAGGGCGCTGTATGCCGCCTCAAGTTTGGCAAGGTAAGGGCGCAGCGTGTAGGTCGCAAACTGTATAGCGTTTTGCTCGTTGCTGCTGTACGACTGCACACCGGGGGCAGCCACCTGCAGCATGTGTTGCGGCACCCGAAAAACCCGCGCCACTTCTTCGATAGCAAACCGGCGAGACTCCAGCATCTGTGCTTGCTCAGGGTCCACGCCCGTTTTCACAAACTTAGCGCCGCCGCCGAGGATGCCAATGCGGTGCGACTTCTGCACACCCTTGTGAGTGGACTCAAAGGTTTCCTTGAGTTGCAACGCCTGTTCTTTGGTGAGCATCGCTGGGGTTTCCAAGATGCCGCTGGTGACACTTCCTTGGCCGAAGAACCTGCCGCTGAACTCGTCAAGCGCAGCCGCAATGCCCAGGGTGTCTTTGATCTGCTCAATGCGTGAGATGCCGCGCAACGACCCAGGGCGCTTGATCTCGGTGATGTGCAGCATGTCCTGGCGCGCAATGCTTACGCGGTCATCAAAGACAAACTCAACGTCACCATCGGCGCGGCGCTTGACCTCCACCTTGGTGGGATCGAGGACAACCAGCGCGGTCGGTAGGCCAGCGTTGCGGCCCGACTGCGAGCGGAAAACGCGCACGAAAGCGTTGCCGTCAAGCAGTAACGACATCATTACCTGCGCAACGTGGTCCTCGCGGGTCGTGCCAACGTCAGGGTTGTCTACCCATTCAGGCTTAGGGCGAAACGGTCGCCGCTGGCCCTCCAGTCGAATGTAGGTATCTGCGGGCAGCGTGCTGATCGTGTCGGTCAGCAGGCGCACCGCTGCGTACACCGCGCCAACCTTCAGCGCGGTGTCTTGGTTGATGACCGTGCCGGCAGGTGTGCGTGGTGCGATGTCGGCACCAGCGGCAAACAGGGATTGGTAGGACAGCGCCCTAGGTTCGCCTAGTCCCAGCAAGCGTCCAAGCATTAGCGGTCCTTCCTGTTCGCGGTCTCCACCGCGACACCGAGCAGGACGCAGGCAACGCCGCCGACAATGAAGCCAGCAGCAGGAGCGATCAAGAAAGCACCCACCACTACGGCAGCAAAGCCGGTGAGTTGTAAGGCGGTGCCCATGTGACTCCTATGCGATGAAGAATGGCTCAGGCTCTGCAGGAGCCTCAACGTGTTGCATGGCACGCTCTAGGGCCATGATGGATGCGACCGCAGCGTCAATCTTCCGGTCGCTGTTTTTGTTCTCTTTGTAAATGCGCACGCCTCGGGCGTCACTTTTCAGCACAGCGTTGCTCACGTGTCGAGTCAACGCTGGGTTGCCGTCGTGCGTCATCTGGCGCTCTAAGACCATCGTCGTGAAGCGCTGGGTAGCGGGTGTCATGCGCGCAGCTGACTGCGGGAACTCCGTTACAGGTAGCCCCTCGCTGTCTAGTAATTCCAGCGAACGCGCCCACAGGTGTGGGTCTGCGGTGATCTCGCGCACCGCCCAGCGCAGGCAAGCGGTGCGTATGGCTTCTTCCACATCAAGAATAGGCACCGTCCACTCAGGTTGCCCTGGTGGGCGTTCCCAAATGTTGACCACCGACAAGTGCGGGAAGTCACCCATCTGCACGGCAACCAGGGCTGTCGCGTCACGGCTGTAAGAACCGTCCAGGCCCAGCACGACGTCGGCACCGTCAGGTATTGGTCTGCCGTTGTGGCACTCGTCCCACGCTGTTTGCGGTAGCCATTGGCCTTGCAGGCTGACCGGCTGGTTGAACCAGTAGCGCAGCCACTCAGCCTCTGAGGTTTGCGGGTCGTCGTATGAGTCAGCGATGGCTTCTAGGTCCATCCACTCTGCTGCTGGTCCGTACACCTCGCGCAAGCCCGCCAGGCGGTCGCGCTTGTTCCTAACGCTCCACTTGGCTGCTGCTTGCTTGTGGTCAAACAACAAGGCGCTGTCGTGCGTGCGGCCCTCGTTGACCATTTGCGCGTATTGGTGCGTGCCCTCAGCCACCGACTGCTCGCCAGGTGCGTACATGGTGGTGGTCTCTAACGCCCAGCCGCTAGCAATCTTGCGCTTGAGCAAGTTACGCAGCACCACCTGGTGCAGGCGCTTCAATCGAGGCAGCACCCACAAGTGGGTCTCGTCAAAGACAACAAAGGTGGACTTGCCGCCATCCTTGCTGGAGTCGGCAGCAGACTCAGGTGTGATCTGCCCACCACCAGGTAGCACGATGCGAGTCAACCCAACGTCAATGCCGGGCACCGCCTCGCGCAAGCGTTCTGACTGCTGGCACATAAAGCGCACCGCGTCATAGGTGTTGCCCGCTTGGCCGTACTCAGTTGCAAAGCACAAGATCTCTGGACGCTTCACGGGCTGGCCGACAGGCTCGCCTTCTTCGTACTGATAGCCCCAGGGTGATATCTCACCCGCTGCAGCAAAGTGCGAGAACCGCACCGGGCCAACAGCCTCGGCAACAGCAACAAAGGCGGCAAGCTCAGACTTGGCTCTGCCCTTAGGTCGTGACAGCACAGCCCTGCGCACGTTGCGTTTGCCTTGGACGTCTGTTGCATATGCGCGCACGATGAACGCTGCAAACTCGTCATCAAGCACGACAGGCTCGCCCTCGACGTCACCAGGGCCATGCACTAGGTGGGTTTCAATCCAATCCACCAGCGCGTAACCCAGGCTATTCATTGACGATAGCCACCAGGCGTTGCTTGCGGTCACGGCTCATGCTCGTCACCTGCGCCACCTGCTTGCTTTCGGTCTCCACCTCCAGCCGCAGGCGCAGCCGGTCCTCGGGAGTGCCAGCCAACTTGCCAACGCGCAGCCGGATCTCTGCGGCAAGACCGGGGCTGCCGTTCCACATCTCGGTGTGCAGCATGGCGGTGTCAATAAGAAAGTCCCAGTCAGCGGCAATGAAGGTGGCGGCCATGGGGCTACGCCGCCATGTTTCGTACCACGCAACAGTGCGCTCATGCCAGGTGTAGTCAGGCAACTCAGGCCCACGCACCTGGCCGTCGTCGGCCACCTTGGTGAACTCGGCCTTCCGGCGTGCGGTGTCGTTGGGCCGGGAGCGCTCAGCCTTAGGGGCTGGACCTCGACCGGGCATCAGATCTCCTTTGCAGCCTCTATCTCGGCACGGGCCGCAGGTAGTTGCAGGTTGGCTGAGGGGTTGGTGTCGCCTGAGAACATCACGTGCCCAGCCAGCATCTCGTTGCGCTGGCGGCGCTCGTTGTCTATTCCCAGGTAAATCTCAGTTGTGATAACGCTGGCGTGGCCGAGCATTGACTGAACGCGCCGTGCGCTGCCGTCGTAGCCCTTTTCTCGCAATTCCTCAAACAGGCTGCGAGCGCCAGAGCGGCGCAGCACGTGGCAGCCATCGCCCTTGCCGCCAACGCCAATGCGCTCCATTGCTTGCTTCACGATGCGCTGCGGGCGGCCAATCGTGCGCGTGGGGCGCAGCGGGTTAGGTTTGCCGCTAGGCACCAACTTGCGCTCACCGCGCACCCCTTGCATGGGGCGCGGGCCGATGGAAGGGACCACGTACCAGTCAGGCTGGATCTCGCCCATCTCGTTCTTGACGTACAACGCCCAGGCCGCCAACTCATAACGCAATTCAGCGCAGATGGGTAACTGGTCGGCCTGCTTGGTCTTGACGCGGTAAATGTGGATCTCGTTGCGCTGCAGGTCTACGTCCTGCCAGCGCAGCTGCACGATCTCGCTAGCGCGCATGAAGGTGTAGATGCCGAGCGCAATGAAGGCTCGATCTCGCGCATGTTCCGCAGCATCTAGCAAAGCACCAAGGG